GAGAACTAGATCCTAAGTGTTATTTATGACACTTGGAAAAGAGTGTTCACAGATCTGTGAATCTTAGGATCCTGTACCGGTTGAAATAGACCAAAACCAATACTATCAGCAGAAAATACTTGTATTTTCTTTCTCGGCCAACTTAATTATTCTTCCCTCTCCCGAGAGAGGGAATAATAAACTGAAGAAAGCCCGAGAAACGCCCTTCCAAAGGCGTGTTCTATGCAACGCCACCTGGTAACGAATGAGATGGCAAAATCTCATCGTCACTCATGTGGTCGCTTGCATTGAACAAGAACGGATATAGATCTCGAAGGTGAGTTTCTCTTTCCGGTGTGAGGAGTTCTCTTGGCAAAGCCATGAGCTCCCCCACCTCAAGGGAAAAGTCTTCGAAATCTACTACTTCAGGTAAATCGAAACTCGTTGGGCTTAGCGCCTTTCCGAGATTCTTTTCAAATCTTTTTGAATCAAATCCCAAGGGATTGAAATTCAAATTAAGATACTGAAGATAGTCCTGAGGAATGTTAAGATCCATCAAAGCAACTAAATGCTTGACGGTCTTCTCACTACTCGGGATATTCGACATTTTCTGCAAAAATTCTTTACGAAATACATCATAACCATATCCTTGACCTCCTTGGAGGAATCGGCTCAAAAACAATGAGTCGACCTCTCTTTGGATGTCTTTCCTGACTTTAACGTCAGTACAAGGGATCTGGTAAGTACGAAGAAATGAAAGAGCAGGAAGATTTTTAATGTCTTGATCGAGCATAATGTCTCGAAGATGACTATTCTTCATGCAACGTTTTTGAACCACGTTCAGAACATAAGGAGCAATAAACTCCTCATGATATTCTGAACCTGTGTTCGGTTCGTTGAAAATTCTTTCTTCTTCTAAGTAATCAGATGTATTCTTCTCTTCTATAGAGAGATACGGAATTGCGATACATTCTTTTTGAGGTTCGATACGTTGAAACAAATCGTACAAGTAACACAGCATAGCTGTGCGCTTTGAACGAGGATTCGAACGTGGAGTTCCCCAAGAGAATGATAAGCCACCATGACTGACAGGAATATTAATATCCCTAATCGATTGTGATAGCTTAGAACGATTCACGGACTTGAAGAGGTCAATGACCTCCTCTGCCGGTGAATCCTTCATCTGAAATTCCAAATCTCTCAAACATTCTCCAAGAACACGGCTCCTCCTATCGAGGACCTGCTGCTTACCTGAGCTAACTACCGACCCATCAATGATGAGTTGGGAGTTTACAGTTCCATAACGATTATGGATGTAGTTCTTTCCAGGTGAAAGATCAAGTCCAAATTCATGAACTTGTTTCTTCCATTCCGGATAGATGCTCGGGTCAGCCCTCATGAGGATATCATCTCCATTGATCAAATACTGATCGGATTTGAGTCCACAAAAGGAAGCAGTGCAATCATTCAAAAGACAAAGCAAAGGAAATGAAAGTAGAGATCCCATCAACTGTCCAGAAGCCTGCAGAGCAGGTTCTAGGCCTGACCCTTTCGGGTAGACCAACAGATGAGGGGAAATCTCTTTCATTGCCCAACGCTTCGTCGGTTCGTGATCAATAGATTCAAGAATGCCCTCTAAGAGAGCCTTTGAACCTTCGATCGCAAATGAATCGGTTGCGGCCGTGTAATCTCCAGAAATCCAAACATCATCAGGACTAGAATTGTCATATAACGCAGCGATTGCTGTGTCAAGACGATTCGTCCCGTGAGTCAGTTGATACTGCGGAAAATCTCCTAAAGCGAGCCACATGGCTCTCTGAAGAGGTTTTAAGCAAAAAGTATCACCTTTTCCAGCTGTGATCGTGCGAACCTTAAGTGGTTCAGCGATCGGCTCTACCCGGACCGGTAACGGTCCTGGTGGAGGAAAAGCAGGAAAGGTTAGACATTTTGTTCCTCCTTCACCTTCTTTGAAGTCGAAGCTTTGGGTAAACCCAAATTCTTCTAATTCAGAAAGTAAAGGATCAAGAACAGAAGTGTCTTGACACTTATCGACAACTGTTTGGATCCAAAGAGATCGGAAATTGTCATGGTATTTACATCTTTCCTTGAACTGAGTTCGAAGGAAAGACCAAGAGCCTGTGTAGGGTTCCAGATTCCAAATCTGGTTCTCACTACTTCTATCAAAATCCGGCTGTCGCCTGAAGAACATAGTGTCTTCAGCGAGATAAGTCGGTCCTGATCGATTCCTAAATTGCGTAGGATGAGTGCGGAAGAGTAAATTCTCCGGACGAACCCACGCGGGATCGATCTTCATTGTATGAATCATTCCATCTTCCGCTTGAAGCGGAACATGAAATCGCCTCCAGAAAGAGGCGTCATCAATGATAGGATTTGATTCTTGATAGACATGTGCCAAACTACTACCGTAATGTAGGTTGGAAGTCGCAATGATAATTGGAGAACAGAACTTCTGTCCTTTATTATCTAAATGCGCCATTGGTAAGACATACGGACAGCACGATACAAGAGTTTGAAACTCCTTGATATCGTGTCCGTCCATCGACTGACCCAAATCATCAAAGATGGTTATAGGTTGGCCGGTATATCCGTCCCAATGGTCCACATGACAGGTCCTCTGGTAAAT